GGATTGGGACTTGGGCGGAGCCATCGACCCCACGACCACAAACATCCTTGATGTGCTGAAAGAAATTTTGAATGGGCTGGAATAATCCAGCCCATAAGGGGAAAATGAAATGAATGATATTCTTAAAGAACTTACAGATTTAGCAAATAAGATTGAAAAATTATCTGGAAAAGTGTACCTTAGCAGAAAGGATATCTCAAATCCTTATGATTTTACACAAGCAGAAGAATTGAGCGATAAGTTATTCAAGATACAATCTGATTTACGTTATGATTGTTATACCTTAGCTGTTGCTATTTGGGGAGACGATGATGGAGACTAAAATTGTAGTTTATTATGCTGGTGTAAATTGTTGGAATGTGTCTTATTTTGAGGAACTGCTTTTTGACACAGAAGAAGAAGCTAACCGCTTTATTGGCAAAATTAAAAATAGAATGGATGTTAACCGAATTATCAAGACTATTGATTGGAAATTTGAGGGGAGAAACAAAAATGATGATTCCTAAAAGTATTCTGGTTAAATATTCAGGTGTTGATAAAAGGGGATTGTATTATAATAATGCATTAGAGTTTCGCACAGAACGAGATGCTGACCTTTTTATTCTGGACATGAAGAAATTGATGTTTGGAGTGCAATCTTATACAAAAATTATCACTTGGGAGAAAAAGGTAGGGACAGAAAATGAACGACGAACAGCTTGATATTTTGCTTGAAGAAGCAACAGATATTAAAATTTTGATTGCCTTGGGCTGAAAGGATTGGTAAAAAATGAAAGTTGTAGCTTACGTTGAAAAAATTGTCCCCGTAGAAGTGGAAGTTGATGATAAGTGGAAGCGAATGGAAGATTATGGCAATGTCCCTTGGGGAGAATTGCTGGATGATTTGTATGACTATTTTGAAGAAAACCAGGAAGAATTTTACAACGATGTTTGTAAAGCTCTGGAAGAAATGGGAGAAAATAGTCATAGTCTCCATTCCATTGATACCACAATCGGCGGCAACATCATGGAAGATTTGCAGGAATATTGAAAAATTTGGGAATCCAAAATCTGGATTCCCATTTTCTTATTTATCTATTGGAAATAATTTACATTTTCATTTGAGCCGCGCGACCACAGGCCAGTCGCGCGGCATTTTAGATTTTCAGCATTTTCACCAATTTTTTACCTAGAAATTTGTGCAAAATGACAGTTGACATTTATCCTGATACCTGTTATACTATAATTGTTCCAAGAGATAATAAGTAAGGAGAATGAACTATGAAAAATCTGTATTGGAAACGCACTTACATGAAAATGAATGATGGTCAAGAGCCTATTCTGAATTGGGACCCGCAGCTTGTCTATCGCCCCGAACCGCCTGAGAATGAAACACTGACAATTAAAAACACAACAGACCTTGCAGTAGCTATTTGCAGTAACTATGTCAATGGCTTTATCAAGCGTGGAACTTTTGACAGGAGAATTAAAAAATTCCATATTGAGGATATGAGATACTGGAAAGGCGAAGATTATAAGCCCGAAAAAATCAGTTTCCCTGTTTCACGTGAAACAATTTATAAGCCGGTTGATTATGACATGAGTTTCAAGAAGTTGTCGGGAGAATTGTCCGCAGAAGATTTTATCCGCTGGATGAAAGACAACGGAATGAACACTTGCCCGATTATGAAATAAATGATAGGCTTAACAGCTTACCATAAAAGAAAGGAATTGATACTATGAATTATGGAATTTATTCTGTATTGAAAAAACTTGTTGAGGGTTCTGAATTATCAAGTTACGACCAGTACATTCTTGAAAGAACTTGCAAAAAGTATGAAGAAGAACTTGAACGTCGGCATGCTATTAGCGCAGAAAAAGCTGAAAAGATTAAGGGTCTAATCCTCTTGGTTTTGAATCATGCGAATAAAGCATTGACTCCGACAGATATGCAGTTTGATATTTACCGGGCAGTCAATGAAGAAATTCCTTGTCAGGCTATCGCATGGTATGCTGTTCAGCTTGCCTATTTTGATAAAAAACTTGATTGCACTCACAAAAAAAATAGAGCTTATTACACCATTAGAAAAGAAAATAGGGCTTGACAAACAAGCCCTATTGTGATATAATAAGTTTATCAAAGGAAAGGAATTGATAAAAATGAAAGCTACTGGAATTGTTCGCAGAATTGATGACCTCGGACGTGTGGTTATTCCGAAAGAAGTCCGTCGCAGTTTGAATATCAGAGAGGGTGATCCGCTTGAAATCTATCTTGATGAAGATGGTGGTGTGGTATTTCGCAAGTATTCTTTGCTTGGTATGAGTGACGATGTTCTCCGGACAGCGAAACTTATGGCGAAGTTTACTGGAGCTGAAATCGCAATCTATGATAGAGATTATAAATTGACCGGCGGCAAGTCTTATCCGGTAAACATTCCGGAAGTATGGGACAATTTTAACAAGCCCACGCAGTTTGATAACTACACGGTTTATCCTGTTCAGTGTGATGGAGAGCGCTACGGTTATGTTTGTTCTCACAGTAATTCGACTGCTGAAATTACAATGATTGCACGGTATCTTGCCGCCGCTTGCGCCGATTAAAAAAATAGCCGGTTGGGAAAAAAATTATAAAAAAAATTCCTAACCGGCTTGACAAATTAAAAAAAATTTGATATAATAATAGTATCAAAAGGAAAGGAATTGATACTGTGATTGGTTTGATGAAATACGAATGCGGTCTAAAATTCACTGGTTGTGTCTTTGAGACCAAAGAAACGGCAGAAAAATTCATTCATGATAATGGATTAAATCCCGAAGCTTATGAACTTATTCCTGTTGCAGTATATCTTAAAAATGGTGAAATTAAATGAAAGGAATTGATAACAATGACTGAGATTACAACCTATGAGTGTGACTTCTGCGGGCAGGTATTTGACGATGAAGCAGAATGTCTTCATCATGAATGGAAATGCAGATACGAAGATTTGTGTAAATCTGAAAACTGCGAACCTTTGAAGCTGTTCAATCTTGATGGTAAAGAAATCAATGGTTTCGATTATCCGCAATGTGATGAAATTGGAGCTGTAGAAATTCATTCTTATGCCCAAGCACAATTCATCAATGATTATTTTGATGACATGGGCTATGAAGTTCCCATTAAAATTATAAATGGAATTGTTTCACGCTATGGTCTGTGGTATTATGACTCTGAATATCGCTATGGCGAGTGGCGCAATTATGAAGAAATCCTTAAAGAGATTTTGGATATTGGAGTAAAATTTAATCAAAGGGCTTGACAAGCCCTTTGACCTGTGATATAATTGATTTATCAAAAGGAAAGGAATTGATATAATGAATTATCAGGTTATTTTCATGGACAACGAGGGAACTGTTCAGGCGGGTATTTGGAATCAGGACCGGGATGAAATTATCTGCGGCTGTTGTGGTGCAACAATCGAATCGGGCGATTTTGTCCTGCTTCACATCTATGATGAATGGCTGAACATCACCGATGAAATCTGTGGGGATGATGGAGATATTCTCCATGAGATTGAAGAAAAGGTTGACCGTATGACCACTTCAGAGATTGAGGCAATTCTTGATGGAGAGAAGGATTTTAACGAATGAGTTTTTTCTTATCTGTTATGTATGCTTGGCTAGCTGATAATAACATCAGCTATGCCCTCTACAGAGCTGATGGCTCTAGGCTTGATAGCCGCTATGCCAGCAAACTTCCTGACCAGTTTATTCCATCAGAAACAAATGGATATTCTTATCCATTTCCCTATTGGATTTGTTATCCAATAGTCATAGATGGTGAATACTGCGGCTGTTGGTGTTTCATAGATGATGACAACTGTTCGAGGCATGACAATTTTGTCCGAGTAGTTGAAATGACAGAAATTGCCTGCGGTATGGAAGCAGATTCTTAAAAAAAAATGGGCGGTTCATTTGAGCCGCCCGATGTCTTGCGCACCGGGCGGCATTTTAATTTTTCAGCATTTTGCACAATTTTCTTATGCAAATTTTGTGCATTCTGCCAGTAGACAAAAATCCTGAAATGTGATATACTCTATAATGTCAAGAGGGAATAGCGATTAAAAGTGCTTGGCATCATTAGCTGGGCTACACAACTTCCTAGGTTCGTGTGTAAAAAAAATAAAATTCCCTCTTGACAAATACTTAGACATACTGTATAATAAATACATAAGATAAAGTAGAAAGAGGTAAGCCTAATGACTATTGAAAAGAATAAAAACTTGTTTGTTATTACTCTTGAAAATGACAAGAAAACCTATTTCAACTTCTCTGACGGCTGTATCTATGGTATGACCGGCAAAAAGGTCAAGGATTTTTGTCCAGAAGCAAAGAAGATTCTAAAGGCATACGCCGATAATGATTTTCTTGCACGATATTTTGCGGTAAGAAATAAAGAATATGACTATTATTTTACTGATGTTAATAAATGGTCTACTGAAATGGTAGAAACTATTTATAGCATTTTTGGCAAAGAATATAATTTGCGTATCCTTGGTGTAATTGCTTATTTCTGTAGCTATAATCACTATGTTCTTGATAAGCAAGGCGTTAAGTATCTGAAATTGGGTCTTGCATCATTGGAAGAACACCGATTTGAAAATCTGTGCCGGAATGAAATTGAAGTTGCTGTTCGGGCAGTACGTTATTCAAATGTTAATTCGCAGATTTTAAGAATGATGAATAATGTGAAGCCCGCAGTACATGAAATTATTCTAAAAGACGCAGATAAAATTTTGTTCCGAATGGAACATGAATGTTGGGAACAATTTGACGGTTTTTACACCATGAGTAAAGCTGTTGAAAAATACATCACACTCTGCAACGAATTGGGCAAAGAAAGAACATACAAAAATATGTTTTTAGCCATTTGTCAGATGGAAATGGAAAAGCGTCTTGCACTTGAAGCAGGAAGTAAAGATTATCAGTTAAATGCAAACCTTGCATTTGAAGATAATAATTTTATTGTATTTGTGCCGACTGTAGCAAAAGAATTTGAAGCAGAGGCTGATTATCAATCAAACTGTGTTTATCGCGCCTATTATCCTAAAGTATTGAAGCATGAGACGCACATTGTTTTTATTCGACACAAGACTGAGCCGGAAAAGCCTTACATCACCTGCGAAGTAAATAATGATGGTGAAATTATTCAGTATCTCACACGGTTTAATAATTGTGTTGATTGGCAGACTGACGAATTAGGCTTCCAGTTCCAAAGTATATACGCCGATTATCTTTCTAAAAATTTTAATAAAAATGCTTGACAAAACAAGCTTTTTATGATATAATAAATAATGTCAAGAGGGAATAGAAACAAGCGGTGCGCAACGGTTGAAAAACTACGCTTGAGATACAGCGTCAGCAAGTAAAGAAAAAGTTGAAATTCCCTCTTGACAAATAGCACCTAATGTGCTATAATCAATATATCAAGTGAAGGACACACTTAAAAACCAGAAAGGAATTGATAAATATGGAAAAGGTTAAAGCTCCCACCCGCAAGGAAATGTTCACCCGTGTTTCTGATTATCTCGCACAGTATGGCGCAGATACTGACCTGATTGATTTTATCAATCACCAGATTGAGCTTCTGGACAACAAGAAGGAAAACAAGAAGCAGGCCAAGGAGCAGGAAGAAAACGCCGCCTACTCTGATGCAATCTATGAGCAGATGGCGTCTGAACGCAAGTACAGCATTGCGGAGCTGATGAAAGAGCTTCCGGCAGTCAATGACTGGAATGCCAACCATGAAACCGAACTGTCGGTTCAGAAGCTCGCAAGCCTGTTGAAGCCGCTGGTCGATGGCGGCAAGGTCATTAAGACCACTGAGAAACGCAGAGTGTTCTACACCAAGGCGTGATAACCCAAGGGGCGGAGAAATCCGCCCCACTAATTAAGGAGAGCCTATGAGAGAGTTGACTGAAAAGGAATGGGCAAAAGTCGATAATCTTGTTGACAAGTTAGAATGTTCGATTGATGAAGCGGTTGACATTCTGGACGCCGACAAAGCTATTGACCGCAATCAAAAGGTTGATTTTGATTTAAGTCCAGAAGAACATAAGCAAGCAATGAAACTTGCTAATGTCAAAGAGCATACAGTTAAGAAAAGCAATGTTTACCGCCCGCGTAAACCTAATGAAATTAAAGGTGCGATTATCGCCGGTCTGTCAAAATATTTGACAGAAACGGCAGATTTTGAAGTGGTTGAAGAAGAAATCACTAACAAAGAACGCACAATTATGTTCACAAGTGGCGGCGAACGGTTTGAACTGACGCTTATCCAGAAAAGAAAGCCAAAAACTTAAAGAAAATGCTGGAAAATGAAAATTTTTCCAGCATTTTTGTATAATTTAATGAATTTTTAAGGATTTTTTTGTGCATTTTGCCTATTGACATTTGGGCTGCCCGGCCACGACCTAGCCGGGCAGAATTTCCAGTTTTTACCAGTTTTACCAATTTTTTTACCAAAACCCTGCTTCATTTGACTAAAGTATTAAATCCTTAAAGTGCCGCACTTCACCACATTAAAGTGTTAAAGCGTGCATAAATATTCATTGAAAATGAATAAATATTCTTCTTGACATTTTGGGCAAGGTGTGATAATATATAAGAGCAATGAGGGAGCGATGGCAAACCCTGATTGACATTATTAAAAGGATGGAAACCCTATGACTAAACTTGATAAGCGTCGAAAGTATTACCTGATTCTGGATTGTGAAACTGCGACACTTCCTTATGCCGCAAAGTTTAACGCAAACCAGAAAAAAGATGTCGCAATCGCCAAGCCGCTGATTTATGATTTGGGATGGCAGATTGTGGATATTCGGGGCAATGTTTACAAGCGTGCGTCCTACCTTATTTCTGAAATTTTCAGTGTTCCCGCAGTTTTCAATACTGCATATTATGCAAGTAAGCGTCCGATTTATTTGGAGCGTCTGAAAGCCGGAGAAATCAAGCTGACGGATTGGAATACCGCAGTCAATGAACTGATTGAAGATTTGGACGCTGTTGTAGCTGTTGGAGCATATAACAGTATGTTCGACTTCAAGAAAGCTATTCCATTCACTGACTTGTATATTTCCAAGCTCTATGCCCCTGATTTCTTTGAGTGGGAAGCATATCAGAATGATAGATGTGAAGCAATCGCCCACGGAAGCAAGCCCCATTCGCAGAAAGAGTTTGAACCGGATGTTTTCCGCTTCCATGGCAAGACGTATCCGCTGTTTGACTTGTGGGGTCTGTCTTGTGAACACCTGTTGAATAATCCTGAATATAAGCAGATGTGTTATGATAATGAATGGCGAACTGCAAGCGGCAAATATTATCCGACTAACGCGGAAAAGGCATATGCCTATTGTTTCCAGCAGGAAGATTTTGAAGAAGCCCATACTGCATTAGAGGACGCAATTATTGAGTCTATGCTGTTCGCCCTTATTGGAGCAAAGACCAAGCACAAGTTTGAAATGGGCATTGAATACTTTCCCTACAAGAAGTTGGGAAGATTTGACAGTGATTGGGAACTCTGAAAAGGGTTCCCATCCCTTCCAAAATTTTCATAGCTACGGTATTGAAATTGCCATTCTGACAATTACTTCCAGCGTTCCGCAATAAAATGTCAGCCGAAAAAAAATCGTGGAAAATTCAATTAAGGTATTGACAAATCGAAAGGTTTGTGATACAATATAATTGTTCCAAGAGAGGAACACAAAATAAATAAGGGTTGCGACCTACCGCAGAAAGGAATTGATAATTATGGAAAAGAAGATTACCTACGCCCAGGCTCTGAATACTGTCCTGAACAATGAGAACATCGTCCTTGCGGCTGATGTTCGTGAGAAGCTGGAAGCCCTGCTTGCCTCTGTTTCCAAGAAGTCCGGCGAAAAGAAGGAGACTGCACAGCAGGTCGAGAACGCCACGATGGTGGAGCGGATTTATCAGGAGATGGAAGCTAACCGGACTTATTCCATTGCCGAACTGCTCAAGGAGCTTCCGGTTGTGGCT